CGTAGTTTATTTCTACGCATTAAATCAATGATAACTATAAGGAAAGAATAATTATGTCAGAAGCAGAACAGGCCGTTCAAACCGAACAGGTAACCGAAGAAAGTAATAATACTTTTCTTGGGTCTGAAGGTAGCAGCGATAACCAAGATTGGAAATCCACGCTACCTGACGATTTAAGGAATGACCCTACACTTAATAATTTTAAAGATGTTGAAAGTCTTGCTAAGACCGTAGTGCATCAGCAAAAGCAAATGGGAAACAGAATCCCTATGCCAAAAACTGATGACGAATTTAAGGAACTGTACGGTAAACTAGGCAGACCTGAAGAAGCATCTCAATATGAAACAAAAGTGCCAACAGAACTTTCGTCTTATTTTGATGAAGGTGCGTTGGATCAGTTCAAAGGCGTTGCACACAATATTGGTCTAAACCAACAGCAAGTAGATGCGTTGATTGAATACCAAGCAGGTGCAATACAGCATGAACTATCAAATGAACCAGCATCATTAAAAGCGCAAGCTGATGAAACTACATCTACTCTAAAAAAAGAATGGGGTATGGAGTACGACAAAAACTTACGTTCAGCAAAACGTGCGCTACAAGTTTATGGCGATGATGAAATTATGGATTTGATGAACACATCGGCAGGTAACCACCCAGCAGTAGTAAAACTATTTGCAAGATTAGGTGCTGAAGTTACCGAAGATATGGCAAAAAACACACAACATAGTAATGTTGCCGTGTCGCCATTAGATGCTCAAGATGAAATTAATTCAACTATGGCTAATGCAAAACATCCATATTTTGATGCTACACACCCCGATCATCGTACTTCTATTGAACGTATGCGACAGTTACATGAAAAAGTATATGGCAATTAATTAGTTATATGGTATGATTGGGTACGAATTGAAGTCCGTTAGGATAACTTCATTTGTGGGTATGTGACCTAAAACACCGTTAGACAGTGCGTTACTGTAAGGTTTCCCTACCTTGTAGGACAAATACCGCAAAAGGGCATAACAATGTTGTTGTGTTTAATTATAACTTAAAAAGAGAGGAACTGATATGTCAGTAGAAATCACAACCGCTTTTGTAGAACAATACAAAAGTAATGTGTTTCATTTGGCGCAACAGAAAGGTTCTCGTTTGAGAGATGCGGTACGTACCGAAACTATTACAGGTAAATCACATTTCTTTGAGAGAATTGGCGCAGTTGCAGCCGCAAAACGTACTTCACGTCATGCGGATACACCCAGAATGGACACACCCCACTCAAGACGTAAAGTCACAATGGACGATTACGATTGGGCGGATTTAATTGACCAAGAAGATAAGGTGCGTATGCTAATTTCACCAGCGAGCGAATATGCTCAAGCGGGTGCTTTTGCTATGGGCCGATCAATGGATGATGCTATCATCGAAGCTGCTACAGGCTCAAGCCTAGGTGGTGTAGCTGGTGGTACAACTATTGCTCTACCTGCTGGTCAAAAAATAGTACATGCTAGTGCGGGTCTTACACTGGAAAAACTAATTACAGCCAAAGAAATTTTGGATGGTAATGATGTTGACCCAGATGAGCCTCGTTACATGATTGCTACATCGAAGCAAATGTCTAACTTGTTAAATCTTGAGAAGGTAACTTCAGGGGATTACGCAAGTATTAAGGCACTTGTTCAAGGACAAATTGACACGTATTTAGGATTTAATTTTATCCGTACGGAAAGACTTGGCCTAGACGGTAACGGTAATCGACAAGTGCTGGCTTTTTGTAAATCAGCTATTGGCCTTGCTGTTGGTTCAGATATTGCTACAAAAATTTCTGAAAGAGCAGACAAGAATTATGCAACCCAAGTATTTTTATCCATGACTATCGGAGCTACGAGAGTAGAAGACGAGAAAATGGTTGAAATCGCTTGCACAGAATAAAGGAGGGATAGATAAATGGCTACTGTATTTTCGATTCAGAAAAACCAGTGGGGTGTTAATAGCCCTTCTGAAAAAACTAAAACAAATGAAATGGCAGGGCGTGTACGTGTCGCATACGGTGAGTATGAGGCAGCTTCATTAGCGTCAGCCGATGTCATTGAAATGTTTAACCTTCCAAATAATGCAAGGATTGTTGGTGCAAAACTAGGGCATGACGCTCTAGGCGGATCAACTACTTTGTCGGTAGGTTATGCAGCACATACTAACAGTGCAGGTACAGCAGTATCAGCAGCAGCAGCAGCGTATAAAGCAGCAGCAGCATCCACAGCAGCCCAAGTGGTTGATGCGTGTGCTACTCTAGCTTTAGGTTTCGCTTCTGAAACTGATGCCGATTACACTGGTGTTCCCGTTACTGTAACAATGGGTGGTACAGGTACAGGTACTATTACCCTGACTATGCTGTATGTAACAGACTAAGAGAGATTAGGGGGGCGGGTCAAATTGGCTTGCCCCTTCTAACCTATTAAGGTGAAAATATGGCAACAGACGTATCTATATGTAGTAACGCTTTAAGGCGGTTGGGTGATGACCCAATAACAAGCCTTATAGATGATACTGAACGTGCCAGACTTTGTAACGCCTTTTTCGGAGATTCAAGAGATCACATTCTACGGTCACACCCGTGGAATTTTGCTATTACTAGAGCATCATTAAGTAAACTTACCGCAAAACCATCATACGGCTTTGCCTATATGTATTCGCTTCCAAACAACCCGTATTGTTTACGTGTGTTGGAAATGGAATACCCTGATTACGTTTTTAAAATAGAGAATGATGCGACCAATGGTCGTGTGTTATTAACAGACGAAGATTCTGCAAGGATTTTATACGTTGCACGAATAACTAATCCATCACTTTATGATTCTATGTTTGTAGATTTGCTAACCGCAAAATTATCAGTAGATTTATGTTATGCGGTAACGGGAAGTACAGCGTTGCAAGCGCAAATGGACAAAGCCTATCAACAAAAACTATCTGAAGCCCGTAGTATTGATGGACAAGAAGGATTTATTGATGATCTTGTTTCCAACACATTTACGGATTTTAGAAAATAATGGCACGTGTACATCCTTTTCAAACTAATTTTACGGCAGGTGAACTAACCCCAAAAATTGCTGGTCAAACTGATTTCAAGAAATACTCTAATGGCGTAGAGATACTTGAAAATTTAACAGTTTTTCCGCAAGGCGGTGCTTCACGTAGATATGGCACTAGATATGTTGCCCCTGTAAAAGATGCCTCAAAGACTGTACGTATTATTCCCTTTGAATTTAACGTAGAGCAAGCCTATGTGCTTGAACTTGGCGACCAATACATTAGGTTTTACAAAGATGGCGGTGCTATTTTAGAAGCAAATGTTACTGTAACAGGTGTAACGCAAGCAAACCCAGCCGTAGTAACAGCTACAAGTCATGGATACAGTAATGGTAATACAGTTATATTAAGCAGTGTTGTTGGTATGACAGAAATAAATACTGACAGATATTTAGTAGCAAACCAAACAACAAACACATTTGAATTACAAAAACTAGACGGTACAAATTTAGATAGTACGTCATTTACAGCGTATGCTAGTGGTGGTGTAGTAAATAGAGTATATGAAATTGTTACAACAATTACAGAAGCAATGTTGTACGAAATACAATTTACTCAATCTGCTGATGTTATGTACATTGTGCATGAAACAATGCCGCCCAAAAAACTGTCACGAACAGGACATACTTCATGGACAATAGTAGATGAAGAATTAAAGAATGGGCCGTTTTTAGACAAAAACACTGGCAACAGAACATTAAATTGCAGTGCTACATCAATAGGCACTAATAGAAACTTAACAGCAAACAATGCTGATTTTAAATCAGATGGTGGTGTTAACGGTTGGCAAGCTGGTGACATTGGGCGACAGGTTAGAATTGGTGATGGTTATGGAGTTATTACAGCTATTACAAGCACTACAGTAGCTAAATTTGAAGTTAAAAAAGTGCTTACTCTTAATAACAGTGTGAATTGGTATTTAGGTGCTTATTCAGACATTCTTGGTTACCCACGTACAGTTTCATTTTATGAACAACGTTTAGTATTTGCAGGGTCTACATATTACCCACAAACAATATGGGCATCTCAATCAGGGTTATACACAGATTTTGACGTAGGGGAAAGTGATGCTGCTGATGCTTTTATTTATACAATTGCAGCTAACAAAGTAAACGTTATTCGTTGGCTATCGCCAGCACGTGATTTAATTGTTGGTACTGCTGGTGGTGAGTTTAAGGTAGGAAGACCTACTGGTGAGCCTCTAAAGCCCGACAATGTGACAATTACACAACAAACTACTTACGGTGGGTGGACTACAGAACCAATCCAAATTGGTAACATTATTTTATTTGTGCAAAAACAACGTAAAAAAATACGTGAGTTTTCATATCAGTTTGAAGATGATGGATATGCTGCACCAGATATGTGTCTATTATCAGAACATATTACAGGAAATGGTGTGTTTGACGTTGCTTACGCACAAGAGCCTGAAAGTATTTATTGGGCAGTTCGTGATGATGGTATTTTGTTAGGCATGACCTATAAACGTGAAGAAGATGTTGTTGCATGGCACAGACATATTATTGGTGGGCAAAACAGAAAATTCTTTAACGCAGCAACTAATGTAACAAACAACACAACTGACCCATTACAAAATGGATTTATTACAATAACAGGCCACGGGTACAAAACTGGCGATAAAGTTGTCTATAGTGCTAAT